TCATACACTTTTCTTTATCATGTTACAGTGAATTTAGATATACACTACTTGTCCTTGTTCTTTTTTAATTAAACTTTTATTAAGGAGCCTTAAAGGCAAGTGATCTATTTTCAAATAATGTAACAATCGAAGATAAGATGAGTAATAAGGAAAACACTTTTGAAACTACAAGAGTGCTATAACCGAAGATCCAATCAGTTCGTGGGGGTCCAATCCCACGAAGGAGGTGTCAACGGCGCAAATGTTTTCCCGTTCCTAGTTAAGGATCATAGTCTGAAGAAAAGAGACTAATCAACCAATGAATATTTCGCCAAGTGATTGCTAATGTTAAGCAAAACCGCAGACTGCGGAAAATCACTGTCAGAAAGATCTAACGGATAAGCTTGAGGAACACAACCGTTCAACTCACACACTTTCATGCGAGGTGTTTGGGGATGATTCAAAACAAATGCTGTTGTTTGAAGATGACATTTTTTATTATGTCTTAACGTCTTCCAGCATTCATTCACAAACTGAGCGTTTGCATCAGTAATTGGGGAGTAACCTTCCAAAGTGCCGTGAGCAGCATCCTTGCACATATTTAAGTCCAAAAGTTCTGTATTTTCAAGCAGAGTTTTGTACATAAGTGCACGATCAATTGCTTTAGCAAGTTGAGAAGCGGGTTCATCTCCTACAAGACGAAAACGATGTTCGTCCTTTGACTCCAATTTATGGGCCTTTTGCCACAACAAAGAGGCAGCATTCAATGGAAGAGTTTTTATACTCTTCATATGATTCTGTCTAATCATAAAGGCAACCTGCAACACAAATCGTCCTTCAGTTGATGACCAGTAGTCAAGAGGTGGATCAATACCCAAACCGCCTAACCAAGTTGGAAGAAACCAGTAGATATCAATCTTATCTAATTTCTTCTGATTCGTATCAATGAAGCTAACAAAGAGACGAGAAAATAAATCGCGAGGACACGATTCTTTCATCTTCGTCGTGAGACCATTGTAGTCCCATAATTCCTTTGAATTTGACCCATCTTTAGCTTTAGCATGGGCAAGAGCAAAATTTATAAAAGGGACACTCCGAAAGTCGGTGTCGACTCTCAAGAAGCGTCTTGAGTTGATTAATATAAAATCAGGAGTAAAGAAGGTTTTTCCAATAGACTTTTCTAAGCCAAAGTACTTAGCACTAGCTTCCCATATAGGCAAAAGGCCGTGATCCAAAGTCGGATCACTTAACACACAATCATCTCCGTTAATCTGCAAAGCGCAGGATTCAAGAGGAATCTCACGTCTTTCATTAATTTCCATGGACCAATGACATACTGTCAAATTGATCAAACAAAGAAATATAAAAGACATTACAGATCCCATCAATTGACCCTCTCGCTGAGGTTCGAAACGAAGATTGGCATGCCCATTACCAGCGTCATAAGAATGTAAACCTGGGATAGTCAAGATATGATCTGTCATGGAACAGAGAACTAAATTCTCTAATTCACGACAGAAATACTGATCTTGAGGACCCCATGTCCACGACAGACGATAGAAGAAGCGCTTTATAAGTACTCGAGAAGGCCACGACCGAATCTCGTTAGTAGCACCACGATAATCACCATTTAAAAAATAACATCCTAAAGGAGTACCAGCAAAACTTGAATTTATTGCAAATTCAGTCTCGGGAGTCCCTATGAAATGCATACAATTATGCGCTTTCAATACACCATGCATAAACTTCTGCAATGGTTGGAGGATGAAATAAGTAAATGGTGGTCCCTTGCTAATTACCCGAACCTTCAATGGTTCACATAGTCCCACAAATGAAACATATGGAAGCTCATTTTGAGCCAGGGAAAAAAACAAAGGCCATATACGATGCCAGAGGCGCGTTGTGGCTTCATGCTTATGAAGTCGGAAG